CCCATCAACTCTTCCGGATTGCGTGGATGGCCACGCGCACGCAATTTTTCCCCGGAAGGAGAAATTCCATGCACCAGGGAGTTGATGAGAACATCCTTATATATAGCCGCTATAAGGACGAAGAAAAACTAAGAGGGTCAAAAGGTTCGCCATTCGGCTGCTCCAGGGGTAGATGAGCCAAATTAACACTCGTGTTCCTAAAGTACTTCTGCTGTCGAAGGACGTTGGCTGTGCCAAAGCGCACGTTTTTCGTTTTTCCAACTCCTTCCTCAGATTCAGAGAAGCATTCCAAAATTCGTGTTAACATGTTTTCATCCACTATTCCCGCGGATATGCCGATTAGCGGCACCCCTTCCGGAAAGTGAAAGTCGTCAAGTTCTTTGAAAGTTTGAAAGATGCTGATGAAATTCATATCCATAAGTTGCCTTACGGTACTCGCCACCGATCTTGGGTGGACCATACAGTAAGCTTCGATTAACCATTCGCTGTACTTGGTGTAATTAAGTGGCGCGGCTAGCGCGTCAATAACAAACCTAGCCATTGAGTGGTTTTTCTTGAAACAAGACATTGGGGAAATAAGCCTCTCCACAAATGACATCGGTGGTGTGCAGGGATAACCCGCAACAATAGCTGTTTTAAAAAAGACTGGCGCTTCTAGCGCGTCACGCGTCTCAATGTCTTTCCATTTGGAAACATCGGGCCGCAGCAACATGCCAAACTCGTCAAGCGCCCAGTCGGATATTTCGGCAAGTGGAGCCTTTCTGCCCTTCTTAAGGCATATTAAGAAATCGTCGCCTCCTATACAGAATCTAACGTCTCCAGATTTAGCTACCATTAGCTTGTTTTCAGCTATTTCGACTAGATTCCAGAAGTTAATAACGGAATTCAGAACTGCCGTCCAGCAACTCCCAGATGGAATCATGGACAAAATGCGAAAGATGAAGCCCCCTGGGGTAACATAGTTCTTGATCAGTAAAGTGAACAGGAAATATGAAAAGAATAGTCTATTCTTAAAAGTTGGTGGGTAGTACGCGGACAGCGTCGCCATGCCCAATATGATGCGCGCAGCGGGAATTGAGGTGTCAAACTTTTTCCAATCCCCCTCAAGTATCCCTTGTTTACTAAAGGCGACATCATTAGCCAAACGGATGTAACCAAACGATGAAGCTGACCAGCCCAAGTATATCGGAAAACTTTTAAAACTACGCCAATAGTCAAGTATTGGCTTCATGAAGGCGTTGCCGACTATTTCCTTATCCCCTTCGGGCATGTGCACGCATCGTGAGGAAAGTTCTTTCTTGCTAGTAAAGTCCTCTTCTCTCTTGTTACGGTCACCAATTGCCCAGAAAGAGTCAGGTATTATCGTTCCCCCAGCTATCTCGTCATAATTTTGTTCAGCTGCCGCCCTCATATAGGGTGCAGCTTTCAATTTACTGTTAAAGCCGAAGAACCTCTCCCATCTTAGTCCGGGGTAGGCTTCCGCCTTGATGAAGGAATATTTTAGCGATGCCTTCGTTGGAGGTGAAAGGTGAGCTATTTTGAGCTTACCTATGTACTTTTCCATGATTGCACGCCTTGACGTAAAATATTCCTCGTTAACTTCCGGATGTAACTTCGAAGTTTCTATGGCTTGCTGTAGTGAATTTGCGTTTGTTTTGTAACCTCCTGAAACTTGACAGAAGGAGAAAGGGTCGACGTTCGGAAACGTTTTCTTAAATAAATCGTTAAAGCTAAACAGAGCGATCATACTGGCATCCGGACGTTTTACCTTCCATGGCCTTGACCCCACGCGTGCAGGGAACAGGCCAAGGAAAAATGAAAACCCCGCATCCACTACCAAAGGCAATGCCCCCAGGAAATCCGCCAATGCGCCATCATCCTTTATGAAGCTCGAGCGCTTTAAATCCTCTCTGTTAATATAAGTAGTGCGTTCCGCTTCAAAAAACATACCGTCCTCGTGAGCTAAGTAAGAATGCGTTATCTTTCGCTTCGTACTCTTGACATCAGCGAGGAAGGTCTTTCGCATCTCCTTAGCGGCGCGTATTTTTTC